GAAATAGTTACTGTCCAAGTAATTGTCATTGAATCACTTGCACCTTTGTTTACGACTGAGAATACAGTCCTACAAAGTAGAGTTCCACCTGAAGCTGCATTTAAAATACCTGCTTCTGTAATAGCTCCTGTTCCTGTTCCTGCTGCAAATGATGCAACATAAGCAACAGCGTTACTTGTTACGGTAGTTGAAGTTAGCGCTTGTCTAGCTGCCTCTGAACCTAGAGCAGTATTCCCAGCAGCTGCTGCTGTAGAACCTGTTCCAATAGCCATGTGAGACATAGCTGTAGCTGTAGCGTCCTTCATTCTAGATGCAATGTAGTCAAGACCAGTATCTACAACCAAGTTTTTTACTTCTTGTTTTTGTTTTAGATTGCCGTCTTTGTCTTTGACTTCAATAGTGAGCTTACCTAATGCTCTGCTTTCATCTTTCTTAAACATTTTTGTCTCCTATTATGTTTATGTAAATGTCCAACCTGTTCCTACATAGTCCTCGGCACAATATACCGGGTCCCAGTAATCCTGCATAGAGCCTATACCTGTATCTTCTGCTGTGCTACTATCTGTAGACACTTTGCTTAAAGATTTAACAGCTGCCTCTGTAGCAGTTTCGGTTTCTGTTATTCCTTTACTTGTATTTATACTGTTTATAGAATCCGTTGCTGATTTTGAGTTAGAAACTCCTAAATTATTTGCTTTAACAACGGTTTCCGAAGTTGTAACACTATGTCCTAGTGTTTTGCTATATGCAATCGCCGGACTGTCTGTGTTCGACGTTGCATTTACTATTGCTTTACTAATTGCTATAGCATGAGATTCTGTAGCATTTTCTGTGTCTGTAAATGCTATTGACATTGTTAGTGCATGAGATTCTTGTGCCATAACGTTAGTTGTAAAGCTTCTATTAAATGTGGCTGACACATTGACAGCCTCAGTTACTGATATTGTATCCGCTGGATCAGGGATACTTAATATTCTTTCTACATTTATAGAATCTGTGGCTGTAACCGAGCCTAAACTTGTTCCTACATAATACAGGAAGTTGCCTTGGTTGTCATAATCGTTAGTATATGAACCTGTTCCTGATGCTGGTGTCCAATAAACATTATTAAATCCTTCATCAAATTGTTTGAAGAAGTGATTTGCCAATGCCTCTGTTGCACCAACTGTTTCTGTAGGTGTTCTAAAGAAGCTAATATCTATATCATCCTCAGTAACTGAGTCTGTAGCTGTAAGAGCTTCTAAGAATGGTTTGGAAATGTGTTTAATGAATAACTCATCTCCTATGTTATAATCGTCTGCTGTATTTCCATCTGTAGAATCATTCCAATAACCATCTACACAATATGGAACTGAGCCTTGGTCTTGTCCTGAAACTGTTTCTGAAATATTACCCATATCAAATTGTATTGCATGGGCTTCTGTTGCGTTATGTGTGTCTGTGAGTATTTTAAAGAAATCAATTTTGAATGTTTGACCTGTAATTGCTTCATCATCATGATCAAATACATAAAAATTATATCCTGTTGATTGAACTTCAAACGTAGGATTAAATTCTATAACACTTCGTATTAATAAGTCTCCAAATACTTCCATACCTGCTGGGTGAACAGTATCTCGTAATGCTCTATTCCAGTTGTTTTGTTGTATTGGAGATTTAACAACATAAGAATAAGATTGAAATCTTTTGTTGTCTTGTAATACATTTACATCTGATATCTTACCTCTATCATCTTTCCATTTACCTTCATACTCAAATAAGTAACCAGTAGTCATTGTAACTGTTACCTGTTCTCCTGTAGGAGAAAGTAAAGTTATATCTGCTGTTTCATTTAAGAATGTAGAACCTGGGTTGATAACTGTAAATCCATCTGGTAGTCCTGCTGCTGTAACAGATGTAACTCTTACATAAGCATCGTTGGCACCACCTTTAAATGTATAGTTGTCTGAGTTTGAGGAATGTTGAAAGAAGTAACCACCACCGGCTCCGTTTGAACCATCACCTGTTGTGGCATAACCTCTACCATCATCTCCTGTTTCGTTTACTAGGTAAACTTGGCCAACTTTAAATCCTGCATCTGCTGCTGAGCCTGAGTAAGATTTAAATGTTATACCTGTTAATACTCTAACAAGGTAGCCGTAAATATCGTCTTGTGTATTGGCTGCTCCGTCATCTACAACATAAGATCTAACATCGTCTGTATGAAAATCTACTGTTGCTACTGTATAACCTGAGCCTCCTGCTGTAACTGTAACAGATGTTATTTTTCCATCTGATACTGTGCAAGTTGCCGTTGCTCCTGAACCATCTCCACCTATTCTAATTGTAGGTGCTGCGTGATAACCTGCTCCTGCATTGCTTATTGTAACACCTGTAACTGCGCCACCACTTACTGTTACGGTTCCTGTTGCTCCTGCACCTGGTCCTTTTACACTTGTTACTGTTTCATCAAAATCTAGAACTAACTCAAAACGTTGTAAGGTTAATCCATTTGTTTGATAAGAATTCTTTTCTACTCTTGCTACTGTTGCGTTGTGTTGTTTTAAAACAGTAACAGAACCTGTTGTTTCGTAATAACGAACATCAATTTTTTTACCTTCTAATTCTAAAGGTTCTTTAGAACCTCCATGTTCCGCTTCTTGTAATTTTACTGCACGTTCTTTTGAATATATTCCGTCGGAAGGTCTTAATACAAATTTACTAGGATATGTTACCTCAACATTCTCACCATACATAACTCTAAAGAATGCCTCAATAGATTCTCTACTTCCTTTTGCTTCGTAGAAGTCTTTTGCTCTTTTATAAAAGAACTTTTTATCTAGTTGTATGCTTTTAGGAAAGTCACTTACTAGAGCCCCTCTCCATTTGTCTAAGAAGTTATCTGAGGCAGCATCTAAATCGTTTGTATAGTTTAATATTTCATCGCCTTGTTTGGCCTGTTGGTCCATAAAGGCATAATATTTTTCTAGGAATGTAACGAATATAGGATATTCATCTCTTACATATTCAGGAACTTGATCTCCTATTAATATATTTTGATTTCTTTTTTCGTATTGTATTTGACCTTGTGCAGAATCTAAAACTGCTGTCAATACTGCTTCTGTTGTAATAGTATCTGATGAGTCAGGTGTAATTGTAACAGTAGGTGTAGATGTATATCCTGAACCTATATTTGTAATGTTAATTTTACTAATAGCACCATTGAAGACTTCTGCTGTTGCCGTAGCGCCTGTTCCGTTACCACCACTGATAGTAATCGTAGGAACATTTTGATAACCCGCACCGCCATTGTCTATTGTTATAGACGAAACGTATCTATAAAACGATGGGATATAATCCGACACTAGATCTCCTCTACTTCTGGTGTTGCTGTAATTACAAGTCCTGCTGTTGTATTAATAGTTGCATTGACTACACTATCATCTAATGTAAATACTGTATTCCTACTAGGTTTGGCAACCACTGCTGCTGTGCTTGTATCCGATGTTCTTATTAATGCCTGTGTTGTAATATCTTTATTATCATTTTGTAACCCTGCACCAATTCTTAATTCTTTTTCTGTTCCTGCTAGAGCATTAATTGTTACTGCAGGTAAATTAATTGTTCCTGAATCATAGTCTATTGTTCCTACTTCTGCAATAATAGAACCGTCTGATTTAACAGCATTAACAACACCACCGCCACTATACTTAGGTGCAACTACACCTGCATCAGGTTTGTCTATTAATGAAACTTGTTGAGTAACATTAGAAGAAGTTATATCAAAGTATGTAGATGTTACTTCTCCAGGTTGTATTCTTTGATTAAATTTAACTGTATAATTTTTAGGTTTAGCAAGATCAGGTATTAATCTTTTTTGTAATTTAGAATTAATATTTACAGATATAATAGAATCTGATGATGCTTTAATTAAATCATGCAGTCTTGTATTGTAAAAACTCTTATTAAGTCTGTTTAGACTTGTATTAAAGTATTCTGTTACTGCAACTTCTGCTGCGCTTTCTAATTGTCCTTTTGCTAGTGTTGTAAGTTTAGGGTCGTATGTAACTCCTATATCTAATGTAATAAATGTAAACTCTGGGTCTACAAATTCAGGGATAATTGCTACAGGTGTTTTAGGTTCTATAACCTGTGTTTTAATATTATCTTTGTCTGCCTCTGTAATAATTGTTCCTACTACAGGATTTAGAGATATAAACACCTTACCATATATAGGTGGGTCGTTCTTTTCTCCTCCCCAAACAGAAACAGATTGTATGTTACTATTACTTGCTAATATAAGTGATTCATAATCTGATGATGTTACTGCTCTATCTCTTGTAGCATTAAATTTAGGTGCATTGTGTCTTATTTCATCTATAGATTCTTTTATACTTCCTGATACAGATTTAGAATGTGTTCCTGTTGTAATTACTTCTCCACTAGAAGTTAATGTTCCTGTCATTGAAAATGAGCTGGCATTATTAGCAAGTGTTCCATTTGTATTTAAATAATCTACAATAACAATATTACCTGGAGATAATTTTTTACCTACTACACCATCTCCAAATCTAATTTGGAATAAACCATCTGCTCCTTCTTCTACAAAAAATGCTAGTGTGTCTTTCTTAACTTTTAGGAAACTTGTTTCTTTACTAAATGTTGTTCTTGTTAAATTAGTAGATGACTCTTGAACTCTTACTCTTAATGTTGTAGCGTCTACTCTAGGATTAGGTATTACATAAGGTCCTACTTCATTTCCTAATGAAACAATAAATTCATTTTCTACTCTTGTTCCTTCTTTTACTGTAAGACCAGGTAAAACAAATTGTGTCTTTGTTGCCGAGTCTGCACTTTGTCCTACATACATGCCATAGTTTAACCCTGTGCTAATAACTGTAGAGTCTCCTGATGTTGTAGTTGTTCCTAAATTTTGAACTGCCTCTCTTTTACTACTGTTAGGAGAATAAAATGTTACGCCATTATATTCTTTAAATGTATATGAAGTTGCTCCTGTTCCGCCTGTGTCTGCTGCAACTGCTGCTGCCTCAGTTAAGTATATAGGATAATAATATCCTTTTCCTAATGTTGTATGGGTGCCATATAAAAAGTATGGACCTGCTCCGCCTGCTGTTGTAGCATTTGTGTTTACTGTTTCGTTAGGAAAGAAAGTATATGATGTTCCGTCTACTGTGGCATTAAATGATTGATTTCTACTTACCTCCATTGTAGTAGATGTAAAACTTGTTGGAGGTGTAACCACTAAATTTAATTTTGCTTGTGCTGCCCTATAAGATCTAGGTGTATATCCTAATGCCTTAGCAATAGATACTACAGACTCTCTTTTAATTGCTGTGTCTATAAAGTTTTCATTACCCAACATATGAGCCAACATACCATTATAATGTGTATTATATGCTAGTATGTCTAACAGAACGCTAAGTCCTGCTCCTTCAAAGTTGTAATCTGAAAATTCTTCTTGACTGTTTAAATATGTCTTTAGATTATTTTTGATTTGATCAAAATCTAATTCTGTTACGTTTAACTGTGCCATCTACCTTAACCTCTTTAGCTCCATGTGCATTGACTGGGGCTCGTTGATGCCAACTACGTGGAAGAACATTGATACGTTATATGTGTTATTATCGTAATCTGCTTGTGTTTCTACTACCTTCATTTTACATCTAGGTTCAAATGCTGTTACAACATCTTGAATTCTAGAACTAATTACAGTTTCCATACCAGGACGCATGTTCTCAAATAACAATCCATATAATGGACTTCCTATCTCTGGATGAAAAGGTTTCTCTCCACTTTGTGTTAGCAATAATGTCTTTATTGATTGTTTGACAGCATTAACATCTAGTTTTTTGTTTATGTCACCTGAAAAAGCATTGACGCCAAAAGACAGATCAATGTCTGTATATATTCTATTCTTCTTTCCTTTAACACTTGCCATAATAGTATTTATACTAGAAGTCGAATTCTGGTAGCTCGAAATTTAGGAATTCTTCTGCTTGTTTTTTAGCCCTTGTAGTTGTTTGAACTTCAAATTTAGGAGTCTTGTAATTAGGTAGTTTGCCATACTTAACTAATGCTACAGGGTCAATGTCTGGGAATGAAGTTGGTGTTCCTTTTACAATAACATTCACTCCTTGTTTTTCTGTGTTAGGTATAAGTTTACAAATTCTATCTAAGTCTAATGCACCACTTCGTAAGGCATCTGCTACTTGATCTAATGATTTGAAGTCTCCTAAATCTACTTTGCCCCACTTTCTTTTTACTCTTTCTAATTCTTGAACATATTGAGGATATGCTACAACACCTAATAGCAATAGTTTTGCTATATCACTTACGTCTTCGTGTAATGTTTGATCTAATTTATTTCCTAGTTTATTAAGTGCGCTTGGTATAGCATTTTCAAGTTTACCCATGACACCATTTACAGCATCATTTGCTTGATCTTTTAAGGCATTTAATTTTCCTAATGGTGATTCTGTAATTAAAGAATCTATTTTATCATCTAAGGCATCTATCTGATCTGCCATTCCTTTTAGTGCCTCACTTGGTCCGCAACTCATTTATTCCTCCTAATTAGGTGCCGATGTAGTTCCAGCACCTAGTCCTGCTGTATCTGTATGTGTATGCCCTTTACCTGATATACCTGCTGATACATGGTCTGTTGATGCTGTTGATGTTCCTGTTATATCTACATCATTGTTAATATCTGTGTTTGCTGCTGTAATAGTTTGTTGTCCTGTAACTTCCATTGTTTGTGTAGCTTCTGTTTTTAATGTTTGAGGTCCTGAAGAACCAAATTCACTTTTACCTGCTGCACCAAACATTAAGTCTCCTCCTGAAACTTCTACAACATTACCTGCTGTTTGTCTGAATGTAGACTTTGTAACGTTAGTAGAATGTTTACCAAATGTTTCCATTACAGATTCTACTACAGACTCTCTTTTCTTCTTAGCAACCGATTGTGTTTGGTTACCTACGACTGTAAGTGTATCGTCTAATGCTACACGAGCTGTTCTATTTCCTTTTATTGATTCTGTTACGTCTGTTACTACAGACTTGACATCATTACCTTGTATTTTAGTAATTCTATCTCCATGTATTGTAGTGAATAAATCTCCTTCTATTTCCTCGTATTTGTCTCCTTGGACTAGCATTTTACAATCGCCTACGATAGTAACGTTGCAGTTACCTCTTATAAGAACATTTTTGTCTTGAACTACAACCTCGTAATCACTACCTACAATTTTTTCTACTTTTGTTCCGTCGTGATGTATTTCTTTATGTGTGCCTGAAGGATGGTATTCATGATATCTTTTATTTCCTTCTGTGTTATCTGTTTCAAATATAAAGCCTGCTCTTGTTTCTTTTACTGTATTGAAAGGATATAATGAAGTATAATCT